ATTCCATATTTTTTTATTGCACCAGACCAAACAGTTGCTGAGGTTTTAAATCAGTTAGCAGTATCAACTCAGAGTGCAATGTTTTTTGACGAATATAATAATTTTATAGTAATGAGCAAAAACTATATGCTTCCCTCTGAGCCTTATACAAGAAGTTCAAGTATGGTTATTTCTGGTTCAAATAATCAAACTAAAGATAATATTATAGAAAATCAAACATCTGGAACATTGCCTAACATAATTAGCATTGCGTCAGAAGATAAAAAAGTCTACAATAATGGAAAAATAAATTATACAAAAAGATATATTCAAAGAACTTTTGGATCTCTTCGTCAAGCTGACATGACAGATCAAGGAAGAACTTGGATATACAAACCAGCCCTTTTATGGGAAGCTTCTGGAACTGATGCAGTTAAAACTATTAATGAAGTTACATCAAAAGAAAGTAAGTATTTGCTTTCAGCAATGCCATTAAACTCAGACTTATCTGCAGTTGCTCCATCTGTAGTCAATCATTCAATAGTTAATAATATTATTGATTTGGGAGAAAGTGTTTATTTTCTTACAAGATATCAGGGATACTTTTATTCTAGTGGTGAAATCATTAAGTTTGATGCAGCACAATTTAGTATAACTGGAACAGGAAATGTTTGGATTAGCGATAATCAAGAATATCAAAAATATTTTGCATCCCTGCCATTTAATGGAAAAATTTATCCAACGGGATTAGTAAGAATATACTCTGAACCATATTATGAAACCATTGATGGAATAACTCGTTTACAAAATGGAGCTGTTTATCAAAGTGGTAGAGCTCAATTTGGAACAACAATAGCAGCACACTCAGCAGGAATAAGTCAATATTGGTCAGATAACCAGTATGTAAGAGGTTGTGAAATGAAAGCAAACTATTTATTTACAACAAAGTTAGATTCAGATATTGCAGCGGAGCGCCCAACGACTATTCTTGGGGCAGCAGGTATAAATAATGCAAAAGCAAGATTAGCCGTTAGAAGCGGTACTATAAAAAACTTTATGGCATCAAGCCACATAACAGAAACCTCAGTCAATAATACACTTTCAACCGAATCTGCAACAGTCCAGTCTTCGGCCTTGGTCATAAATGGTCCAACATTTACATCAACAGAAAATCCAATTAATTTTGTTTCATATGTACACAAACAGCTTGACAATGCGTATAAACATTTTGGAACAAGAATGAGAATTATTGGCAAAATTGAAAACGATGAACTTCGTGGACAAACGCCAATAGGAACCGTACCTTATTACCAAATTCCTGGAGCTTCGCCAAATCAAAATCCAACTATTGGTGGTGGATCAGGTGGTTTGGCAGTTATGTTAAATCCAGAAACAAATAATGGGTACTACTTTGAGATAGCAGCCTTAACAGCAGACAATATAGAATCTTATTTAAATTTAAATTCAGCAGGAGAGTCAAGCATATCAATTAACAATGTTCTTTTTTATAAAATTAAAAAAGATTCTTCAAATAATGATGCAATACCAATAAAACTTTACGGAGGACTAGCAAGCATAATTGTTGATGATGGAAGATTTACTGGGCAATATAGAAGAACTGGTGAAGAAAATCCTTCTGTGTATGACTTAGCTGTTGAGTATGAAGATATAGGAAAAATTAGAAGATTTTATTTATATATTAATAATAAAATGATTAAGATAGTGGATGATCCAGATCCGCTACCAATATATAATAATATGGCACCATTTGTTCGTGGCAAAAGTAAATGCATGTTTGAAAACATTTATGCTGTTTCAAAAAATTATTCACAAAATACGGTAGCATCTGTTTCTACTCCAATATCAAAAGTATTTGGACAAACAGAAGAATCAAGAACTTTTAATAAATCTACTGGTTTATTTGGAGATAATGGAATAAACCTTAATGAATCATTTAGAAAATATGCATTAAGTGGAGTTGTTCAATCAACATATCTTTCTGGAATAAGCGCTCAACAGCCACCTCAGCATAATATTTATTTTGAGGAGTTTGGATCAATAATGAGAGAGTGTGCATATTTTGATATTAAATATGATCTTGCCTATCCAGCTCTTTACGCTAAAATTGCACCAACACCTAATAGATTAAAAGGTTACGTTACGTCTGGATTTTATGCAGACTCTTATGGTGCAGAGTTTTTAATATTTAATGCAACAGATACAGGACTAAATCTTGATGAAACAACAGGAAATTATTTAAGAATAAATGGAATTGCTTTTACACGAGATACAACTCATGAGTTAACTGTTGATCAGTATTTTAGCAAAAAAGGAAATCTTGCAAATCCTCAACTAGACTCTTCATCTTTAATAACATCTACATTAGTTACAAAACAAAAATTTGACAATATTAAATTAAGTAGAATGATTTATGGAAATAATGAGTTTACATTAGACACTCCGTATATTCAAACAGAAGATGATGCAGAAAATTTAATGGGATGGCTAATTAATAAAACAATGGTTCCTAAAAAAAATATTGGAATAAAAATTTTTGCAATTCCTACAATTCAATTAGGAGATATTGTAAAAGTAAATTATAAAGATTCTAATAATATAGACTTAGTTACTTCTTCAGATGTTAATTATGTGGTATACAGTATTGAATATGCTAGAAATAGTACTGGACCAGACATGACTATTTATTTAGCGGAGGTTTAATATGACAAACATTGCAAATATTTTAGCACAATTTAACGCTTCGTCTAAACAAAAAGCAGAAGCAGCTGCAGCACCAAAGGCAGAAGACAAAAAAACAGGAATAATGGTTGGAGGTACATTTATTCCTTTAGCTCCAAGCGCTGCAGAAACAAAGGCACCAGAATTTAAACCCTTTTACCTTGGTGGCACATTAATTGGATCATATGAAAAAAAGGCTGCTGAAGAAAAAATCCCTGAAGATCTTGGTCTTGGCAAACAAAATGTTGGTTCCACACCTCAAGGTGCATTTTTGCTAGCAGGATCTAGTGCAGGGTCTAGTGCAGGATCTAGTGCAGGATCTAGTCCTGCTCCAGCAGTAAAAACTTCAACAACTGATAATATTCTTTTTGATCAAGACGTATTTCCTGATGAGGTAACATATGATTTAATATTTGAAGATATTGGTGGTCAAGAATTAATAAGCATATCAAGATCAGATATTATTAATGGGCAAAAAATTTTATATCAACCAATTAAAAATTTATCCTCAATACAGCAACAGTATAACCCAAACAATATCCTAAGCTTACAACAAACGTCAAATACATACTTTGCTGGATTTTCAATAAACCTAGAAGATAAAGTTCCAAATGGAGAGAATGTATATCTTGATTCTAATGGAAATTTAATAATTGAATTTATAAATCTTGACCCTGACGAACAGGTAGAAATTCAAATAGCGTTAAGTGGTACAATATATGAAGCGAATCTTGGAGACTATGCATCATGATAACTAATACTGGCAAAACTATTATTGCAAAGTATTTACTTGGACAGGCCCCAGCCTATGCCTCATATATTGCTATTGGCTGTGGTGCTACTCCATTGGATACTGAAGATACTCCAGGAGATTATTCACTCAAAGAAAATTTAGATTTTGAAATGTTTCGTGTTCCAATTTCATCTAGAGGTTTTGTAAATGAAGACGGTGTAGATAAAATTGTTTTAACAGCAGAACTACCAGCAGAAGAAAGATACGAAATATCTGAGGTTGGAATATATTCTGCAGGGTCTAACCCATCTGCAGGAGCATATGACAGCAAAACAATTTTTGCTTTTACACAAACAGAAAACTGGGAATATGTAACAACAGCATCAGCAGTAGCAATTGAACCAGAGCCTAATGCGTTAGATGCCCCAAACTTTGATAACGTTATTGCAGTAGTAGATCCAGTATTTCAAACAAACGCAGACAATCCAATATTTTTTAAATCACCAAGAGTTGCAAGATATGAAAGACCAAGATTTTTAAATAATATTATTATGATAAAAGGCAATGAATCTGATCTTGATATTGAATCAGAGAGTGGTCCAACAGAAGATACTTTTACAATTGGTGCAGGGTCAAACTATATTAGATTAAGCGGAGCAACAGTAGACTTTACAAAAAACTCTCCAAAAGATGAATTAAGATTAGCATTTTCAATAGTAAATAGAGACGGAACCTATGGATCAGGAACTCAACCAGAAAGAGCCAGAGTTTTAGTTTCATTTGAAAATACAGATGGAACAGAGTTTGCAAGACTTGAAGCGGAAGTTGCTGACGATAGTAGTGGTGGGCAATATGATTTTGCCACAGAAAGATATTTTGTTGTAAAAAAACAAATTCAAGAACTATATAGAACCTCTGGTTTTGATTGGAATGCTGTTTCTGTAGTTAAAATATATGCGTGTGTTATTGATGGAGTTAATCCGTCTGGTAATTATTATGTAGCACTAGATGCTTTAAGATTAGAAAATGTTGCTACTGTAAACACACTTTATGGATTAACAGGATACTCAGTAATTCAAAACTCTGGTGCATCAACAATTATAAAAAATCCAAACACAAGCACCTATGTTGAATTTAGATTTTTGGTAGGAGTTACATAATGGCTGTACAAAAAGCAATTATTCAAAAAGAATTTTTACCTCCAATTGATTCAAATACGTCTGCATACGCAGTTAGATATAGAGTAGTATCAGAAGACAAAAACAGAACATCACATTGGTCCCCAATATTTGTTACAAATGCTGTACCAATTCAATCAGTTAGTGGGGCTTTGTCAATTACAGAAACAATCATTACTGCGGTATGGGGCGATGAATTAAATAGACCGTCCTATGACGTTTTTGTTAAATTTGACTCAGGAACTTTTATTTATCATGGAACATCAACAGTTCATAGTTATTCATTTTTAAATACAGGAACTACGTCAGTTCATGTTAAGGTGCAGATCGCATCTTCAATAAAAGAAGTAAAAGCAGGACTAGTTATCTTTGACTCTGGCGTAGAGTCTCTGGTATAATTAAAAAGGAGGAATAAATGGCTAAAGTACCACTACCAGAACGAGGACAACCTCTTGACGTTACATATTTATATAGCTTAGTTGAAGCTGTTAATGATCTGTCTTCACAGGTTTCTTCAGCAACATATAATTACACAACTATTGATACGGTAAGTGCTAACAAACAAAACATAAAAACATCTGAAGCTAGAATAGTGGGTGGATATGTTGAGGTTGCAAACAATTCAACAGTATCTGCTGGAAATGAAAAAACATTTACTTACGACTATAGCGATTTTAAATATGCACCAATTATTTCAGCAACAGCGGTAAATACTGGACAAACACCAGCTGGACAAAACGTAAGTGTAATTTTAAAAACTCCAACAACTTCAAAAGTTGAAGGTGTTGTAAGATTTGGATCTTCTGGAAACGTATCTTTAGCAGTACACTTAGTTATTGTTGGAGTTCCAAATTAAGAGTAAAAGATAATGATTTGTAAAAAATGCAAGGGCAGAGTATTACTTGATAGACAATATTCAAGTCTTATGCACATGGAAACATATTGTATTTCTTGCGGTTTAAGATCTTTTTTTCATCCACCTAGAGAAAGTGAACAGGGCAGATGGTTACTAGCAAAGGAATTATCCAGAGCGAAGCTTACAATAACGAAGCTGTAATTAAAGGAAATAAAAAAATATGGTTTTTAAATAATGATTTAGTTAGACTTTATCATAGCTCAAGATCTACTGGACTCGTTTCTGTTTATAACATTACCAAAGATTGTTTAGAAACATGCCTTCGTTCTGATTTTAGAAAAAATAGAGAACGTGCATACACTGTTACCGAAACTGCTAAACTAGTAAATCGTCATAGAAAATATATGCCTAGACTAATCAAAAATGGAATAATTCCTCCACCAATTGGTGCAAGATTAAATGGTGAAAGAGGATGGCAGATAAGGTCCTATTATTCAGAAAGCATGGTTAGAGAGATACGTGCTATACTTTCTACTATACATATAGGTCAACCAAGAAAAGACAAATTAATAACAAATAACATGACTCCTACTAGCCAAGAATTGACACGGCGTATGGGAGACGGTATACTTACATATACGAAGACAGAAGATGGCAGATATATTCCTGTGTGGGCAGAGAATATTTAACTATGAAAGTGGTGGGGTATGGAAGAAAATAACAGCACAAAAGTATCAGCAACTCTAGGATATACATTAAATTTAGGAAACTTTCAATCATTAAGGGTTGATCTTGGCGTTGTTGATTTTGTTCGCAATGAAGAGACTGCAAGTGATGCAATGAATCGTGTCTATACTTTTGTTGAAGATCAGGTAATTCAAAAGGTAAAAGACGCTAAAGAATCTTTGCTAGAAGAATAACGTGGCTGAACGCAAAGACCGAATGGCTTTGCTAAGTAGATATAATAAATTTCATCTACAAAGATACGAAGCCAAGTCTAACATGAATCTTAATGTTGAACAGTGGGCAGCCGATGCTCTTGTTGAGTCATATGGTATTTCACAATGTTATGATTTATTAGATTATTACTTTAAGATAGCAGAAAGTCCTACTTGGAATTATTTTGCTTATAATGCAGAAAAAATTCTTAATGGTAAACTAGAAGTAGAGCAAGATATTAAAGAAAGAAAAGAGCGCAGGGAACTAGCAAGGAAGTGGATTAGTGAATAATACAGAAGCAAAATTAATTACTGCAGTATTAAACGATAAGCAGATTCACGTACTTTTGCAAGCTAATGTTGATAATCTTTTAAGAACTCATAACGATGTCTGGAATTTTATTAGACTGTATTCAGAAAACAATCAGTCAGTTCCGCCAACATCTTTAGTTGTAGAAAAGTTTAGAGACTTTGCTCCAGTAGAGGGAGTTGGTGCAACAAAGCATCATCTTGAAGAATTACAATCAGAATATTTAAACGATAGCCTTAAAGATATTTTACGTAATGCAGCAGGAGAGGTTCAAAGCGGTAATGGCAACAACGCTCTTGAACATTTAATTACTAAAACATCAGAACTTAAAAAGAATACTGCTGCAATTAGGGATATTGAAGTAACTGATCTTGACTCTGCAGTCGCCTATTTTGAAAATGTAAAGAAGATGCAAGACCTTGGACAAGTTGGAATCAAGACTGGTCTTCCTGGATTTGATAACTACCTACCTTCTGGAATTATGCCAGGTCAGCTTGGAGTCTTTCTTGCATACCCAGGTATTGGAAAGTCGTGGTTGGCTCTGTATTTCGCTGTACAGGCTTGGAAACAGGGTCGTAGCCCACTTGTTATAAGTCTTGAAATGTCTGAAACAGAAGTTCGTAATCGTGTATTTGCAATTATGGGTGAAGGTCTTTGGTCACATCGTAAACTTAGCAATGGCGAAGTAGAGATTGATATGCTTAAAAAATGGCATGCTAGTAAATTGCAGGGCAAACCAGAGTTTCATATTATTTCTAATGACAGTGGTGGAGAAGTAACTCCATCAGTTATACGTGGAAAGATTGATCAGTATAAACCAGACTTTGTTGTTGTTGACTATTTACAACTAATGAGTCCAAACCAAAAGTCAGATAATGAAACAGTTCGTATGAAAAACCTTTCTCGTGAATTAAAACTTATGTCTATCAGTGAAGAAGTTCCAATTATGGCTATCTCTTCTGCTACACCAGATGATGTTAAAGATTTATCTAGTCCACCAACTTTAGGGCAGACCGCTTGGTCAAGACAGATTGCCTACGATGCTGATTGGGTAATGGCTTTAGGTCGTGGCACCAATAGTGATATTATTGAATGCGTATTTAGAAAAAATAGAAATGGTTTTATGGGTGATTTTTTAGTTCAAGTAGATTTTGATAGAGGATACTATCGCTACAAAGACTATGAGGATAAAAATGGTTAAAGATATGTATACTGCAGAACAAGTCCGTCGTGTTCTATCTGGTGCTGGAATTGACATTGAAGCAGAGTACGGAACTGACTATATTGTATTTTGTCCATATCACAATAACAACAGAACTCCTGCTGGAGAAGTATCAAAAGATCATGGAACGTTTTTTTGTTTTGGATGCCAAACAACAAAAAACCTTATTGAATTTATAATGCATACATCTAATAGGACATACTTTGAATCAGTTAGATATATTAAAAGCAAAGAACAAGATACAAGCATTGAAGATTCAGTTAACAAAGCTTTAATTGAAAAGCCAGAATTTGTTCAATATGATGAACTTTTAATTAAAAGATTAAATAATCAAGCACTAGAGTCTCCAAGAGCAGTCAGATATTTTGAAGGAAGAAGTATTACAAAAGACTCTATTAATAAATTTAGTCTTGGGTATTCAGAAAAACAAGATTCAGTAACGATACCAGTACACTCACCAGACGGAATGTGTATAGGGTTTGTTGCTAGAACTGTTGAAGGAAAAGAATTTAAAAATACACCTGGATTGCCAAAAGGCAAGGTATTGTTTAATCTTCATAGAATTAAGGCATCAAGCACTGTCTATGTTGTTGAATCATCTTTTGATGCAATTAGATTAGACCAAGTTGGATTCCCTGCGGTTGCTACCCTAGGGGCAAATGTTTCTGCAGCACAGATAAAGTTATTAGAGAAATATTTTAATAACGTTGTACTGATTGCGGATAACGATGATGCTGGTGTGATAATGAGAGATAAGTTAATTGAAAAACTTGGATCAATAGTCACATCTGTTTATATAGATAAAAAATATAAAGATATAGGCGATATGGATGATAATGCAATTAAAAAGCTGGAGTTTCAGTTTGACAGTTCCATCATCGGTATGCTAAAATAGAAGGGATGGTATATAAAAAAATGCAATTTAAAACACAATGGCTAGATGCTTTAAAAACAATGAAGTATAAAAGATATTGGAATAAGCCAAATACTGTTGAGTTTTTTGCTTTTATGACAAAGATAGCAATTATTTTTCCAGGCTTACTACTTGGAAAACAATTTTGGTGGCTTTATATTTTTGCTTTAATTTCAAGTTTAGCATTAATCTGGTCATCAACCGTAAAAACATTGCCAACAATTATTTGGTTTAATATTTTATGGAGTTTGCTAGCTATACTATCAATCTTAAAACACTTTAACGTAATACTATAAAAAGGAGAAAAAATAATATGACTATTGTAAAGGGACTCAAGAACATTAATGCCCTAGTTGACAAGCCAAAGTATGATGAAAACTCGCCAAAGGTAAGATGGCTAAAACTTGCTGACGGACAGTCAGTAAAAATTCGTTTCATTGAAGAACTAGACGAAGACTCTGCAAACTATAATGCAGAACGTGGTCTTGCACTAGTTGTTAAGGAACACACAAACCCAAAGGACTACAAGCGCAAGGCTGTAGACACAATGGAATCAGAAGGTCGTGACTGGGCTGAAGAAATGCATCGTAAGGATCCAAAGGCTGGCTGGAGAGGCCGACTTCGTTTCTATTGCAATGTACTTGTAGATGATGGAATTGAAGAGCCATATGTTGCTATTTGGTCAATGGGTGTAAGCAAGCAATCTGCATTCAATACTATTCGTGAGTATGCACTTGAAACAGGTAGCATATCAAATATTTCATGGAAGCTAAAGCGTAATGGTCAGGGAACAGAAACAAGTTACACAATGATTCCATCTGCTCCAGATTCAGAACCGTTTAACTGGAAAGATTATAAGCCATATGCTCTTGAACTAGCATTAAAAAATATTCCATATGCTGAGCAAGAAGCATTTTATTTGGGGTTTGACACTCCATCTATAACTTCATCAACCAATACAGATTGGTAAGATGAATTACGTAGGCTTACATGTCCATACCCATTTTAGTTTATTTGATGGGATTGCTACTCCAGAAGAATATGTTGACCGTGCAGTTGAGTTAGGGATGCCAGCAATTGCCATCACTGACCACGGTACTTTATCTGGGCATAGGGAACTGCACCGTATTGCAAAAGCAAAGGGCATTAAGCCAATTCTTGGGCTAGAGGGATACATGTGTGCAGACATATCTGATACACGAGATAAGTCTGAAAGAGAAGGTCAACAAGATCTTGTCTATAATCACATTATCCTTCTAGCCAAGAATCAAATTGGTTTAGAAAACTTAAATAAGATTAGTGAATTATCTTGGACAGATGGTTTCTTTAAAAAGCCAAGATTTGATTTTGCTATTTTAGAAAAGTATAAAGAAGGTATTATCGTTACCTCTGCTTGTCCAAGCAGCGTACTTGTAAAAGCATTAGAAGAAGAAGAGTTTGCTATTGCTAAGAAGTACATATCTTGGTTTAAAGAACGTTTTGAAGATGACTACTATATTGAAGTCATGCCTCATAACGAAGCGCATATTAATAAACATCTAATAGGTCTTGCAGATGAGTTTGGTATTAAAGTTATTGTTACGCCAGACTGTCACCATGTTGATACATCACAAAAAGAAATCCAAGAATTTAAACTACTAATGAACACTCATGCAAAGGTTAAGAAAGAAGCAACTTTTGCTAAGTCAGAAAAATGTTCACATATGATGGAGCGCCTTGACTATCTTTATGGTGAAGACCGCCAGATAACATTTAATAAGTTTGACATTCACCTTCTTTCATACGAAGAAATTAAGGCAGCGATGGAATCGCAGGGGATAGATAGACCAGACATATACTCAAACACACTCCTATTAGCAGACACAGTAGGAGACTATGGGATTCAAGAAGGTCTAAACCTTTTGCCAGTACAGTATAAGAGCCCAGATAAAGAGCTTAGAACACTGGCTATGGAGGGTTTGAAGGTTCGTGGTTTGGATACAAATCAAGAATATCTTGACCGTCTTGATGAAGAGTTAGAGATTATTAAGAACAAGAACTTTGGCCCATATTTTCTTGTTGTACAAAGTATGATTGCTTGGGCAAAAAAGGAAGGCATTATGGTGGGTCCAGGTCGTGGATCTTCCGCTGGATCTTTACTTTGCTATTCACTTGGTATTACTGATATTGATCCAATTGAGTACGGACTTCTGTTCTTCCGATTTATTAATCCAGATCGTAATGACTTTCCTGATATTGATACAGACATTCAAGATACTCGTCGTGAAGAAGTAAAAGATTATCTGGTTCGTCAATATCGCCATGTTGCATCTATTGCAACCTTCCTTGAATTTACTGGAAAAGGAATTGTTCGTGATATTGCACGAGTTCTAAATATTCCTTTGTCAGATGTAAACAAAGTACTAAAGACTGTAGATACTTGGGATGATTTCTGTAGCTCTAAATCAACAAGAGAGTTCCGTGATAAATATCCAGAAGTAGAGATATATGGAGAACAACTTCGTGGTCGCATTCGTGGTACTGGTATTCACGCAGCAGGTGTAGTAACAAGTAAGGAACCAATTTTTAGATATGCACCACTTGAGACAAGATCATCTACGGGATCGGATGAAAGAATTCCTGTTGTTGGTGTAGACATGGAAGAAGCAGAGCGTATTGGATTAATTAAGATTGATGCTTTAGGACTCAAGACTCTTAGTGTACTTAAAAATACTATTGATATGGTTAAAGAAAATCATTATGTAGATATTGACTTGCTTTCAATTGATATGGATGACAAAAATGTTTATGAAATGCTTTCTAGTGGCTTTACCAAGGGAGTATTTCAGTGTGAAGCAACACCATACACAAACCTTCTTATTAAGATGGGTGTAAAGAATCTAAACGAACTAGCAGCATCAAATGCTTTGGTACGTCCAGGTGCTGCCAACACAATTGGTAAAGATTATATTGACCGAAAGCACGGTCGTCAAAATATTAATTATCTTCACCAAATTCTAAAACCATTTACGGAGGATACTTATGGTTGCATTCTTTACCAGGAACAAGTTATGCAGGCATGCGTACAGCTTGGCGGTATGTCCATGTCGGAAGCAGATAAAGTTAGAAAAATCATTGGCAAGAAAAAAGATGCTAAAGAGTTTAAGGAGTTCCAAGATCGTTTCGTTAGTGGTGCTAGTAAGCATATCTCCCCTAATGATGCTTTGGATCTTTGGCATGATTTTGAAGCGCATGCTGGGTATTCGTTCAACAAATCGCATGCCGTTGCTTACAGTACTCTCTCGTATTGGACAGCGTGGCTCAAATACTACTATCCGCTAGAGTTTATGTTTGCACTATTAAAAAATGAAAAGGATAAAGATGGAAGAACTGAGTATCTTATTGAAGCGAAAAGAATGGGCATTAGTATTAAATTACCTCACATTAACGATTCGGATAAAGATTTTAAAATTGAGGGTAAGGGCATTCGGTTTGGACTCAGTGCTATTAAGTTCATATCTGACACGATTGCAGAAAGATATATTGCAGCACGGCCTTTTAAGTCCTACAAAGAACTTGAAGAATTTACCTTTACAAAAGGAAACGGAGTAAACTCTCGTGCACTTCAAGCACTAAGAGTAATTGGTGCAGCAACCTTTAACGATAACCCTAGAAATGATCAGGAGATTAAAGAAAATCTTTATGACTATTTAAACCTTCCAGAATTTAATATTACAATACCTTCTCATTACTATGCATTTATTCAGGATATTGTTGACTTTGAAGAAAAAGGATCATACATTTTTATGGGTATGGTAAAATCAATTAAGCGAGGAACAGGATGGTCACGAGTTGAAGTTTTGGACAAAACTGGCAGCGTCGGTATATTTGATGATGAAAATACGACTATTGAGACTGGTCGTTCTTACTTGGTTCTTTGTAATGATAACAGGATTGTATCTTTCATACCTTCTGATGAAATAAAAGATTCATCGCATGCTCTTGTAAAGTTTTTAAGTTACAAACAGTTACCATACAAAGATGATGAAATGTTTGTAGTATCATTTAAACCAAGAATAACCAAGGCTGGAAAGAAAATGGCATCTCTTACACTTGCAGATACCAGTAGAGAATTGCATTCTATTACAGTTTTCCCTACATCTTTTGCAAAAGCATATATGCATATTGAAGAAGGTAAGTCGTACAAATTTAGTTTTGGTAAAACAAAAGACGGAACAGTAACATTGGAGGATGTACATGTCAGTTAGTATAGAAGAAGCATTAGCACAGCTTGATCCTAAGTTGAGAAAAAGATTAGGAAGTGGAGTTGGGATTAACTATGAATATCAGCCTACCCCTAGTTATGGTTTAAACCGTGCACTAGGAGGAGGGCTGCCTTACGGTAGACAAGTTCTTATATGGGGCTCAAAGTCCTCTGCAAAGTCCTCTATGTGCCTTCAGATGATTGCCCTAGCACAAGCAGAAGGAAAGTTGTGTGCCTGGATTGATTCAGAAATGTCATACTCTGAAGACTGGGCTAGAACTTTGGGGGTAGATCCAGAAAAACTAATCTACTCACAAGCAAGAACTATTAGCGATATGGTAGATGTAGGCGTTGGCTTAATGAATGCTGGTGTTGACCTAATCGTAGTAGATTCAATTACATCTATGCTTCCTGCAATCTATTTTGAAAAAGATACAGATGAAATGAAAGCTTTAGAAAACACCAAACAGATTGGAGCTGAATCCCGTGACTTTAGTAACGCATGGAAAATGCTTAACTATGCAAACAATAAGGTTAAGCCAACTTTGCTTGTTCTTATTTCTCAGTCTCGTAATAATATTAACGCTATGTATACTAGCCAGCAGCCTTCTGGTGGTCAGGCTACTAAGTTTTATTCCTCATGTATTGTTAAAC